CCTGATTTAAAAAATTTAGCAATAGATCAGTACCATTATTGGGAGCCTGAGACTGTTATTATTGAAGCTAAGGCTACTGGTACACCATTAATACACGAGCTAAGACGAGCAGGAATACCTGTAATTGATTACGTACCATCAAGAGGAAGAGACAAGTTTACACGAATAAACAGCTGTGCGCCTGTATTTGAGTCTGGTATGGTTTGGGCACCTCTTGACGAACACTGGGCACAGGAGGTTATCGAGGAATGTGCAGCCTTTCCAAACGGACAATATGATGACTATGTTGATTCTATGACCCAAGCTGTGTTAAGATATCGACAAGGCGGATTTGTACAAACATATTCAGATGATTGGGACGAACCGAACTTTAAAATAGAAAAGGATTATAAATATTATTAGGAGCTTTTATGCCAATTAGAATTTTAAAAAAAGATGATGAATCTAAAAAAAATAAATCAAAAACTGTAAGCAAAGAAGAAGCTATTAATATGCGAAAAGATGCAAGAAGAGATTACGTTAGAGCAAATAAAATGCTCTCAGGTGGCCAAGCAAAATTAGACAAGAATAAAAATAACAAAATAGATGCAGAGGATTTTAAATTACTTAGAAAAGAAAAAGGTAAGCCGATGAAAGCTGCACTTGGTGCAATAGCTTTAGGTCTTGGTGCTAAGAAAATGATGGATAAAAATAAAATGAAAATGCCGATGGGTATGGGTGCTGCAGCAGCAATTGCTGCTAAGAAAAAAGAAATTCTTGGTAAAAGAATGGGTGGTGTAATGAAAGCAAGAATGGGTAAAAGAATTCGTGTAAAAGATGATGATTCATTTGATACAAAAATGAAACTACAAGAAAAAGGTGTTATTGATAAAAAGACTGGAGCAGGTAGAGAAAGAATTACTAAAGCCTTGAAAGCAACTTCATTAGGTAGAAAACTATTATTGCCTGTTGCTGCAGGAGTAGCTGCATCACAATACCTTAGATCAAAATTAAAAAAGAAAGAAGATAAAAATAAAAAAACTTTAAGAGATTTCAGAGAACAAAAGAAACCTGGAGTTCCTTCAAAAAAGAGACAACTAATTAATAAGGCTTTGTCAAAAAAAATGGGTGGTGGTATGATGAAAAAATACAACAAAGGTGGAATGTCAGCTGGTGATAAGTTTAATGCAAAGATAAAAGGTATGCTTGACTCCTATGATGATAAAAAAACTCCTATGAAAAAAGATAGAATTAAACAGAAACTAAAAGCATCTGGAAAAATGGGTGGTGGTATGATGATGCAAAGACCTATGGGATATAAAGCAGGTAAATCTGTTAAAGTAAAATGCAAACTAGGTAGAAACAAACCTACAAAAATGTACTAGGAGGGACTATGTCCCTACGAACTTTATTTCAGTTTGGGAAGCGGCTTCTTAAAGGTAAAAAAGAATCAGCGACACCGGCTACCGGACAACAACAAAAACAAATAACTTACGAACCAAAACCATCACAGGCTCAAGGCACGGAGTTAGCTTTACGAGAAATACGAAATCCCCCTGTTGTACTAAAACAAACTAAACCTCTACAAATGGGAGATGACATATCTCCTGCATTTGGTTCTTCTACATATGATTGGGTAATGAGAAAAGGTAGAGGTAAATATACAGCAGATGAATGGATTGATCATTTAACATCTAGAAGAAAAGAAAAATTTAATATCTTTGGAAAGCCTGCAACAAGAACAGTATTAGATACGAAAAAATTTAAATACGATAGAGGACCCTTTGCAGGTAAAGAAGTAAATATTTCAAAAGAAGAATTGTTTGATTCAAATCTAGCCATATTTGATAGCAGAGGAGATCTAACAGGTGGTTTATTATTTGCAGCACAGAAGTTTGGTTTGAAACTTGATGCAAATGAAGTAGGTGCCATGCTTAAATTAAACCCAGTCAATAGACTTAAAACTATGAACTTTGGTCTACCTGCAGGACTTGAAAAAAAAATAAATCTTACTGCAGATACAAATATAAAAATAATAGAATCTCTGTCAAAGAAATATAGAACAATAAACAATGAAGTAGCTGAAGAATTACAAGACGCTAAATATTATTTAAATAATTTTTCTAAACCAGGAAGTGATGATGTTGCAATGTTATCTAACGACACTATCTCAAGATTAAAAAGAGCTAGGGACAAATTAGATATTAATGAAATTAATGACAGAAAAATAATAAATAAAATGATTGGTGAAATATCAGAAGTTACTGCACCTTTAAAATCAGCTTCTAAACCTAAATATTATAACAATGAACAAACGTTAATGGGGGGTGACAATTATAGAGAAGTTGTGTTTTATCTTGACGAACCTATTAAAGGTAACTCACAAGTTTTAAAATCTGGTGGTTCTCATTATTCTGATTTTGTTAAAAATGAAATATTTCATGTAAGATTTGATACAAGATTTACACCAGATGGTAAAAAGGTTTTATCTATACATCAGATACAAGCGGACAATGCAAAAAGTGTTGCAAAAAATTTAAATAGGATGAAACAATTTGACGGTATTAATAGGAAAAATCCTTTTCAAAAAGACATTGAGAATAGAATGTTTCTTGAAGCTCAAAGTAAATTACAGAATCAATTAGCAAAAATATCAACAAGTGGTAATGCATCAAACATTTACAAAGCTGCAGATGATCTACAGAGAAATACTAAAAGATTAACTGAACAAGTATCACGTGGAAAGTATGATTATTTTCCTATGCCTGAAGCTGCTGATTACAATGATCATGCCTTAAAATATTTATTACAATTAGCTTCAAGAGAAGGTGCTGATTATGTTGCGGTTTTACCTTTTGATATGTTAAATTATAAAGCAAGTTCAAGAATAAAAGGTAATGAATATTCGTATGGATATTCTTCTGGCCGTGGTATCAACAAAAAAGGTAAAGCTATCATTCCAGAATTAATGAAGAGATCTGCACGATTTTTTAATAGTTCAGCAGGACCTATTAAAATTTCAAGATCAAACCCAAAAAGACCATACAAAAAAATAGAAACTGATAAATATACATACCCAGAGGATTCTGCTTTGAAAGGTAAAAGTTTTACAAGAATATCTCATTCGGATGCAGTGTTAAATCCTAAAAAAGGTTATAAACTAATAACAGAAGATAATCCAAACTTGTATTTTGATGCGTTTGCGATAAAAGTAAACAATCTTATGAGAGGCACACAAAAAACCTACAAATCCAAAGGTGGTCTTGTAGTAGATATGTTTAAAACAATGAGGTACAATTAATAATGGCCGTAGAGAAAAATAACGAAATTGTTGAAGAAGAAGCAAGAGTTACAGATGAGGTTGTAGAACAACCAGAGGGTTCTGGTCCAATTGATATTTCTGTTGAAGGTGAAGAAGAGATTGAAACAAGACCAGAGGATGATTTCAATGCAAACCTTGCAGAGAACATGGATGAAAGAACATTACAATCCATGGCAAGTGATTTGGTAGCTGAATACAAAAAAGATAAAACTTCGAGAAAAGAATGGGAAGATGCTTACATCAAAGGTTTAGAATTATTAGGTACAAAATACCAAGAAGTAACAAAACCATTTAAAGGTGCAAGTGGTGTAACACATCCATTACTCGCTGAGTCTGTTACACAGTTTCAAGCACAAGCATATAAAGAATTAATACCATCAGATGGTCCAGTAAGAACTAAAGTAGTTGGCGTTCAAACACCACAGATAGAAGCACAAGCAGATCGTGTCAAAGAATATATGAACTTCTTACTCATGGAAGAAATGGAAGAGTATACAACTGACATGGATCAAATGTTATTTTACTTACCATTGTCCGGTAGCACTTTTAAAAAAATATACTATGACGAAATCTTAGGAAGACCCTGTGCAAAATTTATACCAGCAGAGGATCTTATTGTTCCTTATTATGCATCTGACCTAAAAGATTGTGAGCGTATTACTCATGTAATTAAAATGACAGAGAATGACGTAAACAAAAAAATGGCAGCAGGATTTTATAGAGACATAGATCTTGGTAGACCTAGAGAGAATACAGATCAAGTGCAGCAAAAGGTTGATGAACTTCAGGGGGTTAAAAGAACAGACTCTGATCATTTACATACAATTTTAGAAATGCACGTAGACTTAAATTTAGATGACTATGAAGATTTTGACGACAAAGCTAAAAAAATTAAAATACCTTACGTTGTAACTATCGATGAAGGATCGAGTGAGATATTATCTATCTATAGAAATTATAAACCAGATGATATTTCATATGCTCGAATAGAATATTTTGTACATTATAAATTTTTACCAGGACTTGGCTTTTATGGTTTTGGTTTGACACATATGATTGGTGGATTGAGTAGAGCTGCAACACAATCACTACGACAATTGATTGATGCAGGGACATTAAAAAATTTACCAGCAGGATTTAAGTCAAGAGGTATCAGAGTAAGAGATGATGACCAACCAATTCAACCTGGAGAGTTTAGAGATGTCGATGCACCAGGCGGAAATATACGAGATCAGTTTTTTAATTTACCATTTACAGAACCATCAACCACATTATTTAATTTATTAGGCTTTGTTGTCCAAGCAGGACAAAAATTTGCAGCTATAACAGATAGTGGAGTTGGTAATGACACACAAAATAGAGCTGTTGGTACAACTATAGCACTAATGGAACGTGGTTCACGTGTCATGAGTGGTGTTCACAAGCGTTGTTACTATGCAATGAGACTTGAATTTAAAATTTTAGCAAAAATTTGCCAAGAATCTTTACCACCAGAGTATCCATATGATGTTTATGGTGGACCAAGAAACATAAAACAGTCAGATTTTGATCAAAGAGTAGATATTTTACCTGTTGCTGACCCAAATATTATGTCAATGGCACAAAGAGTGACGTTAGCACAGACACAATTACAAATTGCACAGTCAAATCCACAACTTCACAACATTCACGAAGCTTACAGACGTGTTTATGAGGCGTTAGGTACAAAACAAATTGAAGGATTACTTAAACCTGCACCAAAACAACCAGAACCAATGGATCCTGCTAAAGAAAATGCACGTGCATTACAAATGCAACTACTAACAGCGTTTGAATTTCAAGATCATGACGCACATATTGCTGCTCACTCTGCTTTTATGGCATCACGTATGGTTCAAATCAATCCGCAGGTGTATGCATTGATGCAATCACACATATCAGATCACATTTCATTCAAAGCTAAGGCACAAGCTAAGGCAATGATGGCAGAAGACCCGCAAATGCAGATGATGATGCAACAAGATCCAGAACAATTTGATATAATGTTCCAAGCAGAGGTAGCAAAGATTGCTGCACAGATCACACAAGAGCTTGTACAAACAGAAATGCAACAGAATGCAGCTAAACAAGATCCATTAGTTAGAATTAAACAACAAGAAATAGATTTAAGAGCGATGGATCTGCAGAGAAAAGCAGAAGAGACACAATTTAAACAAGAACAAGAGAATCAAAGAGCAGCTGACAGATTAGGTTTTGATTATGATAGACTTGTGACGCAAGATCAACAGTCAGATGAGAGATTACAAATAGCGAGGCAGAAACTTGAGAAGAAATAATGAGAAAGGACTAAGCGGTGGCGTAAGAAAGGGACCACCTCCAGAAAAAGGCTTTAATCCACAAGGTCTGAAAGAAGGAGGATGCCCACATCGAGAACCAGGAGCTAAATCTGACATTAAAGGAATTAAAGACATACAAATTACAGGTAAAAAATTCATCGGTCTACGATAACCTCTCTGAAGAAGGTAAAATAATTTTTTTAGCAGGGATTTTTGATGGTGAAGGTAG